TCTTAATACTACTTCCGAAGATAACATGAATGTTGGTGCTAAGACTGCCGATATTTTGAAGAAAGAGATTGCTAAGAAACATTATATTGACGTTGGTTCAGATGTTGAGCGAGAACTCGGTGTCTCACACGATGCGATGAACAAGGCATTGTATATTCTTCAAAATGAAGGCTATAATGTTATTGGAGTAGGAATAAAGCAGCAATCTAATCCAACGTCAGGTAATCAAACGATAGTAAAGACGCTTGCGGAACCTACTGATGACCCGAAAGCCCAGTACAGAGCTTTATATCAGGACACTAGTCTTATTCAAAGCGTTGGCGAATACCATTCAATAGATGGTGGTCAACGTTGGGACAAGCGTGAGTATCCGGCTCCTATATCTTCAGACCGAGTTAAAATTCGCTATGCAGAAGATGGCGGCCTTGGTAAAGATGGAGTTATTGAGATTCGTCGAGGATGCGATGATCTTAACTTGGGCAACTCACATTATGCACAAGTGCGTATCTTAGTTGATGGCACTCATTATCTTAAAGGTATGGCCATATATTCAGATGACCTTCCTGCTGGTACCGATATTCTTTTCAATACTAACAAGTCTTCAAAGACTAAGATGATCGATGGTGATCACGGAGTTCTTAAACCCATTAAGGATGACAAAGACAATCCGTTTGGTGCATATATTGCAGCTAATGGCCAATCGTTTTATGTTGGTAAAGATGGCAAGAAGCATTTGTCTTCGATTAATAAACTGAAAGAAGAAGGCGATTGGCAAGAGCAGTCTGTGAACTTGTCGTCTCAGTTTCTTTCTAAGCAACCACAGTCACTTATTAACAAGCAGTTGGACCTTACGTATGCTGATAAGGTCTCTGACTATGAAGATATTCTGTCCGTTACAAACCCTGTGGTGAGAAAGAAGTTGCTTAATGATTTCGCTTCTTCTTGCGACTCGGCCGCAGTACATCTTAAATCAGCATCTCTTCCTAGACAAGCGACTAGAGTTATATTGCCTGTGCCCGAGCTAAAGAGCAATGAAGTGTATGCTCCTTATCTTCGTAATGGAGAGCACGTCGTTCTTATTCGATATCCTCATGGTGGAACCTTTGAGATACCTGAATTGGTTGTTAATAATAAGAACGCTGCTGCTAAGAAAACGCTTGGACCGTCGACACTTGACGCTATTGGAATAAATGCTAAGGTAGCAGAACGACTGTCTGGTGCAGATTTCGATGGTGATACTGTTACTGTTATTCCTGTGAATAGTAAGGTAAAGGTTAAGACTACGCCAGCATTAGAGCAACTCAAGGGCTTCGATCCTAAGACAGCATATTCGTATCATGATGGAATGCGAGTAATGTCCAAGTCTAATACAGGAAAGCAAATGGGTATCATATCTAATCTTATTACTGATATGACTTTGCAAGGAGCTCCGGTATCAGAAATAGCTAGAGCTGTTCGGCATAGTATGGTGGTTATCGATGCCGCAAAGCATAAGCTAGATTACAAGCAGTCTGAAAAAGATAATGGTATTGAGGAACTTAAGAAGCGTTGGCAGATACACTATGATGATAGTGGAAACATAATCAAGACTGGTGGGGCATCGACATTACTATCTCGTCGTAAGACAACGGTAGATGTTCCAGAGACAAAGGGCGCCGCTCGTATTGACCCGGTTACCGGGCAACTTACGTACAAGGAATCAGGTCGTACATATATTGATAAGGCTGGTAAAGAAGTACGTGCTACTACTAGTAGACCACTGCTTCTTACTATATCCGATGCCCGGTCGATCTCGTCCGGCACCCCCCAGGAAGACGCTTATGCCGAGTTCTCGAATAGAATGCGTGCGCTAGGTAACACCGCTCGTAAGGAGTACATGGCCACCAGTCTACCTAAGCGAGTACCGTCTGCTGTTAAGACATACGAAGAACAAGTAGCATCATTAGACGCTCAGCTAGATAATGCGGCCCGTAATGCCCCTAGGGAGAGGCGTGCCCAGGCACTGGCCAATAGTCATGTGAGGGCTCAGGTGCAGGCCAACCCATACCTTAAGGATAAGAACCATAAGAAGGAGTTAACCAAGTTGCGGCAGGCTGCTATTTCTGATGCCCGTGTATCAGTTGGCGCAAGTAGTAAGGAGCGCCAGATAACTATCTCCCCCAAAGAGTGGGAAGCTATCCAGGCAGGAGCAGTAAGTTCTACAAAGTTGTCTAAGATACTTCGTTATTGTGATACAGAGAAGGTAACACAGCTAGCAATGCCCCGTGCATCTACAACCTTATCTACTGCTAAACAAGGAACAATCAGTAGTATGCGCGCTTCTGGTTATACCATAGCAGAGATAGCGGACCGGCTAGGTGTATCCACTACTACTGTATCTAAGTACATCAAGTAACTGCTGACAAAGAAGGAAGGTGAATCAGTATGTTATGCTCAATGCTTACAACAATCGACAATCCATTTAATCCTTTTGATGATTTCGATTCGTGGTTTCAGTTTGATTCTGATAAAAGTTACAATTCTTGTCAATATTTAGCAAGAATTGCAAAAACATCTGATTCTTTGTCAGATGCAGAGAATGAAAGAGAGATATCTAGGGCTATAGCAGAGATTATCTCTTATGATTTTATGCACATTTATAAAAGAGTGCAGCAAGAGATACCGATTCCTACGTAATCCCAACCTATAGGGGGGGGGGTCCGCGAAAAGACCCTCCCCTATGCATCGCTTCGGTCTTAAAAAATACCCCGGAGGCAATTTTTGTTAAAAAGTGCTACTTCTTAGGCCCCTATGCTGGGCTCATCCTCGTCGGTTTTGTCGGGTGTTATCTTTCTCTCCTTTCAATAACACCTCCTCCGTCGTCAATGCATACGAGTTGATGAACCCAGCATAGGGGCCTAAGAAAACTAGGACAATAGTCATACAAAACATATTCTGTTCTTTGTGAAAGGAGGCAGAAACCGTGGCATCAAAGAAAGTAATTAGCCAAGAACCCCGTAAAAGAAAGCCTAAGCCAGCGCTTACACCAGAAGCACGAGAGGATCAACTTGTATGGGAAGCGATGAATTTAGCTGAAGATCAAATTTTAGCCGGTACTGCCTCTCCAACGGTGATTACACATTTTCTAAAGCTTGGATCAACGCGCAATCAACTCGAGCAAGCAAAAATTGAGAACGAAACCATGCTTCTTAAGACTAAGAACGAATCAATTAAGTCTGCACAGCATCTCGAAGAAGTATACACGGATGCTATTGCTGCGATGAAGTCGTATCAGGGGGCTCGCGAAACGGAGGTCGTTGATGACCAGGACATATAGCGAGCTTTCGTACTTGTCTTCTTTTTTGGACCGATTTAACTATCTTAAGTTAGAAGGAACTGTTGGCAAGACTACTTTCGGTTTTGATCGGTATCTCAATCAAGCTTTTTATCGAAGCTATGAGTGGAAGCATATTCGTAATGAAGTAATTGTGAGGGATGGCGGATGTGATCTCGGAATAGAGGGTTTTGAGATTAATAAGAAAATTCTTATACATCATATGAATCCGATTTCCCAAAAAGACATCTATGAACGAGCAGATGAGATTCTGAATCCAGAGTATCTCATAAGTGTATCATTCAAAACTCATAATGCAATTCATTTCGGAGACGAAGGAATGCTTACTTTACCAACTCCTGATAGAAAACCAAATGATACTTGCCCATGGAAGTAAAAAAGATTGGAGGTTTATATGGATCAAAGTATTCTTGACACAATAAAGAAACTTAGGGGAATTGCTCCTGAGAATACCGATTTCGATGTACAACTAATAGTGTATATTAACACCGCTTTTGCACTGCTAAATACTTTAGGTATTGGCCCAAATGATGGGTTCTCAATTTCAGATAACACCGTTACATGGGAAGATTATACAGAGGATTCTCGTGCGATGGATCCGGTTCAATCATATATTAACATAAAAGTTGGACTTTTATTTGACCCGCCAACTTCTTCATCAGCAATAGATGCATCTAATGGGCTTCTTGACGAAATAGAATGGCGACTGTATCAAACGGTTGGAGGTAATGATGTATCAGGTGGATGAACTTTATCATCACGGAATTAAAGGCATGAAGTGGGGTATTCGTAAGCGAATTTCTGATGCGGGTAGTACCCATAAAGCCAGAAAAGATGCTAAAGAATTTGCTAGGGCCAAAATGTTTTATGGAGAAAGTGCGGGCACTAGACGGAAACTCATTAAAGCTAAGGTTAATCAGCGATCAACCAACGACAAGGTTTACAAGAAAGAGTTTGATAAATCCTTGGCTAAGCAGGATATGGGTAAGCACGCTGATGCTGCTAAAAGAGAACGTAAAACACGAAATGTTTCTAACTCCGTAAAGAAAACATCTAGAGGCATCGTGAACATTGTTGCTGGAAATCCTCAAAGAGCTGGAGCTAGTCTTATTGCTGCTTATGGCATCCTTCGAGTAACTGGAATGGATAAAGTTATAATGCAGAAGGGTTCTCAGAAAGTTCGCGATATTGCTAATGCTATTGATTGGGCTCAGCGTAATAATTGGAGCGACCACATGCGAGCAGGTCGATAATTATGAATAATTATTTGGAGCATCACGGAATTAAAGGCATGAAGTGGGGGATTAGAAAAAACAGAAGTTCGGGTGTAAAGAAGTCCAAGACGCCAAAGGGTTATGATAATTGGAGCCCCGAAGCGAAAAGAACATATTCACTTAAAAAAAAAGCTATGAATCAAATGAGTAATGCAGAGCTTCAGGAACTTACAAATCGTCAAAATCTTGAAGCAAATTATCGTAGACTTAACCCTTCTACTATGGCCAAGGGCATGGCCTATATTGGTGGAGTTTCTGCTGGTATAACCGTTATTCGAAAGTTGTCTAAGAATGGTGATTATCTTATGAAGCTTGGCTCAGATTTTCTTGAAGGTTATAGGTCTGCTCGATATTAAGGAGTGATATCGTGGCATTATCGAACACGGCAGTGCCTCGATATTATGGTAAATTTCGAGACTCTGTAATACAAGGGCTCATTCCAGTAAATGAAGAAATTTCATTAGAAATGAATCGTATCGATGCGCTCATTGAAAATCCTCATGTTTACTATGATGATAATGCAATTGACGGCTGGATTAAGTATTGTGAAGGAGAATTGACTCTCACTGATGGCATGGATTTGCATCTGCTTGATAGTTTTAAGCTTTGGGGAGAACAAGTATTTGGCTGGTGGTATTATGTCGATCGGAGTGTATTCACTCCAAGTAATGATGGCTCTGGCGGACGATATGTTAAGAAAAAGATTCTTAAACGGTTAACTAATAAGCAGTATCTTATAGTTGGAAGAGGTGCTGCGAAGTCTATTTACGATTCTTGTATTCAATCGTATTATCTTAATGTCGATACAAGTACCACCGAAGGAATTACAACTGCTCCGACGATGAAGCAGGCTGACGAAGTTATGTCTCCCCTTAGAACCGCCATTGCTCGTTCTAGAGGTCCGTTATTTAAATTTTTAACCGAGGGGTCAATTAACAATACGACTGGCAATAAGTCAGAACGAGCGAAGTTGGTATCTACTAAGCAGGGCATTGAAAACTTTATGACGGGTTCAATAATTGCAGTGCGACCCATGTCTATTGATAAGCTTCAAGGTAGTCGTTGCAAGATTGCCACAGTAGATGAATGGCTATCGGGCGATGTTCGTGAGGATGTAGTTGGCACAATTGAGCAAGGGGCCTCGAAGAATGATGACTATCTAATTGTGGCTACTTCTTCCGAAGGAACGGTTCGTAATGGAGTTGGCGACACTATTAAGCTTGAGCTTATGGACATTCTTAAGGGCGATTATGTAAACCCACATGTATCTATTTGGTGGTATAAACTCGATTCAGTCGATGAAGTTGGAGACCCTTCAAAATGGTTAAAGGCCAACCCGAATTTGGGTAAAACAGTAACATATGAGACATACCAGCTTGATGTGGACCGAGCGGAAAAAGCTCCTGCCGCTAGAAATGATATTTTGGCAAAGAGATTCGGCCTTCCAATGGAGGGATACACATATTTCTTTACGTACGAAGAGACTCTGCCTCATCCGCATCAAGATTTTTGGAAGTTGCCCTGTGCTATGGGCGCAGACCTTTCCCAAGGCGACGACTTCTGTGCCTTTACTTTTATGTTTCCTTTATCAAATGGAAGCTTTGGCATTAAGACTCGTAACTATATTTCGTCATCAACGCTTATAAGTCTTCCGCAAGCAATGCGAAATAAGTATGACGATTTTATGAAGGAGGGGAGTCTTATTGTTCTCGAAGGATCTATTCTTGACATGATGGAAGTATATGAAGACCTTGATGAATATATTTTGTCTGTTGAATATGATGTTCGTGCCTTTGGTTTCGATCCGTATAATGCCAAAGAATTTGTAGCCCGTTGGGAAACCGAGAATGGGCCCTTTGGTATTGAAAAAGTTATTCAGGGGGCTAAAACTGAATCAGTTCCTTTGGGCGAATTGAAGAAGTTATCGGAAAAAAGGCAGCTGGTCTTTGACGAAGAGCTTATGACATTCGCTATGGGCAATTGCATAGTTCAAGAAGACACCAATGGAAATCGTAAACTTCTTAAGAAGCGATATGAAGCTAAAATTGATGCAGTTTCAGCAATGATGGATGCGTTTGTCGCTTATAAAATTAATAGGGATTCTTTTGAGTGAGGTAGGTATTTATGGACGAGTATCTTGAGCATCACGGAATTAAAGGCATGAAGTGGGGCGTTCGTAAGCAAGCTGACCCGTCATCTAATACTTATTTTGGTAATCGGGCATATGCCAAACAGCAAGATGAAATTTCTAAGAGTAATTATAAGACCGCCAAGGCTTCCTATAAAGTTGCTAAAAAAGCGTATCGAGACGCAAGTACGCGACCTACTACCGGACGGAAATATCTAAAAAATAAGCAATCATTTAATAAAAGCAAGAGGCAATTTAATAATGCTCGAGGAATTAGGCGAGCATATACTATTCAAACAGCAAACATGAAGATACACGGTTATAGTAAGGCCGCGCGAGGACAGCAGCAGCGTCAGAGTGGAATTACTGCTGATCATCCATACGTCAAGGACGGCAACAAGTATCGTAGAAATGCAACGAAGCAAATGATTAAGCGAGCCGGTATGAAATATTATGTTGCACCGGCGGTTCGAAATGTTGTAACTAAGGCCATTATTCCAGCAGTTGTTTCCGCGGGGATGGCATACGTTGCTAATCGTACTGCGGCGACCAAGATGGCTGATCTTCGCGGACTTCCTGAAATGATCGATATTACTAATAGGGCGAAGGTCTATTAATGGAGGGTCGTATGGAGTATTACTCGGTTATTAGAGGACTCACGCTGTCGCATCATGGTATTAAAGGCATGAAGTGGGGCGTTCGTCGTCAACTTAAAAATAAGTATGGTTATTCACAGCATCAGGCGCAAGTCGCGGTACAGCGAGCCAGAAACAAGTATGCGCGTGAGTATGATAAGGAAGCAAAGGCAAAAAATTCGCAGGTTCAGTCTGCTAGGCCGAATCAGCATAGTACTGGTAAAAATTATCAGGCGGTCATTGATAAGCAAAAGAAAGAGCTTGATAGTGACTCTAAAGCAAAGAGTATAGCAAAAGAGGTAAATAAGCAGCGGTTTAAAGTGCGTGACGAGTATGTTAAGGCGTATATTTCAAGAAGTATGGGAGACAAAGAAGGAGAACAAGCGCATATCAAGGCCCTAGTTAAAGCAACCCATAATGGACAGCGGACCATTTTCCAATAAATAGGAAGTATTTATGGAATATTATTCAGTTATTAGAGGTCCCACATTGTCGCATCATGGTATTAAAGGCATGCGGTGGGGCGTTCGGAGAGATCTTCATCGTGAGCATAATGGCCAAAAGTGGGATAAAAAGGCTGACAAAAAACAAGACGAAATAAACAAATTAGTGGTAAAGCGTGGTAATTCTGGGGCAATAAAAGCCGCTCAAATAAATCATAAAATTGCAAAACTTGATAAAAAAAAACAACAGTATGAGCATAATGCCGAATTAAAACGTGCCGGAAAATTTACGACCAAGCAAAAAATAGCTATAGTTGGTGCGGCGGCTGTAGCAACATATGCGGTATATAAAATGGCCGATAGTGGTGAGTTCAACAGAATTGCCGATGCTGGCAAGAAAATTTTAGGAATGGATACCAACTTTAAAGCCAATAAAAAGAATGCAGAATACAGTACTCAGCAAGAGGTATTTGACAATATTGTTAACAAAATAAATCCCGATTATGGAAAAATGGGAACTACTAAAAATTGTCGTAGATGCACTTTTGCATATGAGTTGTCCCGACGTGGAAACGAAGTTACGGCTACAAAAACTCATGGTGCTACTGGGCAAAACTTTGGTGGAGTGTGGAACGCTACGCATAAAGGTAATGAAGTGCATTCCAGTGTTCTTGGAATGATGTCGAGATCGACTCGCGAACTAATTAAAGGAAAAGCAACCGAGTCGGATAGTTTTTCAGTAGCGGCAAACAATTTTGCAACAAAGAACATTGCTCCTAATAAAGTTCTTTCTGATATTGTACGTAATCAACCGGTTGGTGCTCGGGGAGAGATACAGTATACTTGGGCTGGTGGACGAGGCGGACATAGTGTCGCTTATGAGGTATTTAAAGATGGTCCGGTAATATTTGATTGTCAATCAAATAAACGTTTTCGTAATAGTTTAGAATTAGCAGAATACACAAACCATGCTTCAGAAGCAGCGATTACTCGTTTGGATAATATTGAATTGAACACTGATTTTCTAAAGAAATGGATGAAATGATAACCCTTGAACAAGCAGAAACTATTGCTATAAAAGCTATTCCTGACGGGGTTATTCAAGAGGTTAAAGAATCACCTAAGTTTTTTTCTTTTGTGATTTATCAGGATGATCCCTATGAGGGAAAAATGGACCCTTTTTATTCAGTGAATAAGGAAACCGGCGAATTCTTAGGAATGACTCTATCTGATGCGTTTCTATATTTGTTTGATGACGATTCGTAAGGAGGTGAGACTATAATACATGAAGGATTCTTTTTGGACTAGACTTAGAAAGAACTCATGGAGTTTGTTTAATCCAACGAAACAGGAACAAGAGGAGGTATATTCTTATCCAGTTCAAGGATCGGTGAGTTACGGTGGTCCTCCTGGACGTGCTCGATTTAGTAAAGGTAATGACCGATCGATTGTTAATTCTGTTTATAATCGAATTGCAATGGACGTTGCGACACTTAACATCAATCAGGTTAAGCTTGATGAAGAGGGACGATTTGAATCAGTTGTGGATTCTCCACTAAACACTTGTCTTACATTAGAGGCCAATATTGATCAAACCGGAAGGGCGTTTATTCAAGATATTGTTATGTCATTATTGGATGAAGGCGCCGTCGCAGTTGTTCCCGTAGACACTTCCGTTAGTCCTAACAAGGTTGACGGATATAAAATTTATTCAATGCGGGTTGCCAAGATTCAAGAATGGGCGCCAGAATCAGTAAAAGTACGGTTGTATAACGATCGAACTGGTAAGTTTGAAGAAATTTGGTGCCCTAAAAAGAACATTGCCATTATAGAAAATCCTCTATATTCGGTAGTGAACGAACCAAACTCAACGCTTCAACGCCTCATAAGGAAGCTTAATCTTTTAGACGTCATTGACGAACAGAGTAGTGCAAACAAACTAGACATGATTATTCAGCTCCCCTTTACTATTAAATCTCAATCGCGCCAAGATATCGCAGATGCTCGTAGAAAGCAAATTACTGAACAGTTGGCGGACTCAAAGTATGGTATCGCATACATCGACTCAACTGAGAAGATTACGCAGTTAAATCGTCCAATTGAAAATAATCTTTTAACGCAAATTGAGTATCTTACTAAGATGCTTTATGGTCAATTGGGGCTGACCCCGGAAATCATGGATGGCAGTGCAAACGAGCAGGCAATGCTTAACTATAATAATAGAACTATTGAGCCTATTATAGCGTCTATAGTTGACGAGATGAAGCGAAAGTTTCTTACTAAGACGGCTCGGGCTCAGCGAAATACGATCATGTCATTTCGTGATCCATTCCGTTTGGTACCTGTTAATAATATTGCCGAGATTGCCGATAAGTTTACTCGTAATGAGATTATGTCTTCTAATGAAATCCGTCAGGTAATAGGCATGCCCCCATCGAAGGACCCAGAGGCAGATGAGCTTCGTAATAAGAATCTTAGCAAGCCAAATGGCGAGGCAGACATTCCTAGAGGTGATGCGATGAACGATGTTTCTAGCAATGCTGACGGGCAAAAGGATGTAAGTTACGAGTAGGAAGGATAAAATCAAAATGGACAGAAAGTATGACTTTGCTGGTTGGGCTACTCGTAACAATCTTCGTTGTTCCGACGGTCGAACTATTATGCAGAATGCTTTTAAGAACAATGATGGTGCTACGGTCCCTATTGTATGGAACCACAATCACGACGATTCGTTTAGTGTTCTTGGGCATGCTCTTCTTGAGAATCGAGCGGAGGGAGTCTATGCATATTGTTATATGAACGATACTCCATCCGGCAAGAATGCATCAAAGCTTGTTCAGCATGGGGACGTTTCGGCGCTTTCTATTTATGCCAATAAGTTGAAGCAAGATGACAATCGAAATGTACTTCACGGGGACATTCGAGAGATAAGTTTGGTTCTTGCGGGAGCTAATCCTGGAGCAGTGATCGATTCTTATATTACTCATGGCGAAGAGTCGGACGAGGATGCTGTTATCTATACGGGAGAAGACATAGCGCTCTTCCATTCAGATGATGCGTCAACCGATGACCCAACGTTGAAAGCTAAGACCGAGAAAACTACTAAGAATAAGGATAATAATATGGCTGATACTGAGACTGATGACGATAAGACTGTTGATGATGTGATTAACACTATGAATAAGGAGCAGAAGGACGTTCTTTATTATTGTGTTGGAATGGCTAAGCAGGATAATGATGACGAGGATCCCGAGGAGGACCCGGATATGAAGCATAACGTTTTTGATGGTGATGTTGAGAACGAGAACAATACTCTTTCTCATGCCGAGATGGAGACTATTTTCAAGGATGCTCAGCATAGCACCCTTAAGGAGTCTTTCATGGCTCATGCGGATGAGTATGGTATTACTAATATTGAGTATCTCTTTCCCGAGGCTCGTACTCTTCAGTCTCAGCCTGAGTATGTTAGCCGTCGGATGGATTGGGTCCAGGGCGTTCTTTCTGGTGTTCATCATAGTCCATTCTCTCGTATTAAGTCTGTGTTTGCGGACATTACTGCCGATGAGGCTCGCGCCAAGGGTTATATTAAGGGCAATCTGAAGAAGGAAGAGGTTTTCTCTCTGCTTCGTCGAATCACCGAGCCTCAGACTATTTATAAGAAGCAGAAGCTTGATCGCGATGACGTTATTGATATTGTTGACCTTGACGTGGTTGCTATGATTAAGTCTGAGATGCGCATCATGCTCGATGAGGAGCTCGGTCGTGCTATTCTCATTGGCGATGGTCGCCTTGCCTCTGATTACGATAAGATCAAGGAGGACAAGGTTCGCCCCATTGCTACCGATGATGATTTCTATACCATCAAGTCGCTAGTTAATATTGTCGAGGGCGATACGGATGATCAGAAGGCCAATAAGATTGTTCGTGCTGCGGTTAAGTCTCGTACCGATTATCTTGGTTCGGGTAATCCTACCTTCTTCACCACTGAGGCAGTCCTTGCCGATCTGCTTCTTCAGGAGGACAAGATGGGCCGTCGTCTCTACGATAATGTGAACACGCTTGCAACGTCGATGCTCGTTAGCAATATTGTTACCGTTCCTGTTATGAACGGCTTTACTCGTACGGTTGGCGCTGATACCCGTAATCTTATTGGCCTGATTGTTAATCTGGCTGACTATAATGTGGGCGCCGATAAGGGTGGTGAGATTAATATGTTTGATGATTTTGATATTGACTACAACCAGCAGAAGTATCTTATGGAGACGCGTTGCTCTGGTGCTCTTACTAAGCCTTATTCGGCTATTGCGCTTGAGTCGGTGGTTGCGATTACCGAGCCCTAAGCATTGAAGGAGTAAAATCAAAATGGCTAATAAATGGTGCGGTAAAATTGGTTTTGCTGAGCAGGTAGAAACTTATCCTGATGTATGGGAAGAAGTTATTACTGAGAAGACATATTATGGAGATATCATTCGTAATACTCGCCGTATTCAAGCAGTCGATAAGGTCAATAGCGACCTTACTATTCAGAACGAAATCAGTATAGTTGCCGACCCCTATGCCACGAATAATTTTTACTCTATGAGGTATATTGTTTTTATGGGAACTAAGTGGATCGTGTCTTCTGTAGAAGTTCAGTATCCGCGATTAATACTGAGTTTGGGGGGTCAATACCATGAGTGACCGACTTGGCCTAAGTACTGTTCTTAGAGGAATTCTCGGAACAAATAATGTGTATTATCAGCCCCCCGACTCAGTTATTATGAAATATCCAGCGATTGTATATTCAAGAGACCGGATTAAAAGGACCGATGGTGATAATTTAGCGTATCTATTAAATACGTCATATACCGTTACGGTTATTGATAAAAATCCGGATAGTTCATTAGTTCAAAAGCTTGCTGAGCTTCCAAAATGTCGTTTTGAAAGACATTTTGTTGCCGACAACCTAAATCATGATGTATTTGTAATTTATTATTAAGGAGACCTTTAATGGCTAAGCTTATTTGGGATGGTCCAGGCGATAAGATCTATGAGACCGGTGTA